ACCAGTACAACCACCGCAACCACTACCACCACAACAACCAGTACAACCACCGCAACCACTACCACCACAACAACCAGTACAACCACCGCAACCACTACCACCACAACAACCAGTACAACCACCACAACCAGGATTACCTGTAATTTTAACAACTTGGGTATGTACACATTGTACAACTGAAAATAGCAATTTGAATAAAAATTGTGAAGCCTGTGGAAATAATAAACCAATAATAGAACCAATTTATAATATTGAGAGTCTAGATAAATATTTTGAATATTTATATAAATATACACTATTACCAGATAAAATTTTAGAATTTGATCATGTAACCCAGGATTTGGACTTGCTAAAAGTTTATGAAGAAAGAATAAATATAATTAATAAATTAAATGAAACTATTAATTTTGATGATACAAAAAGCCTTACAAACACCGAGTTAAAATATATGATTAAAGATAAACCAATTGGATATAATGTAATATTTGGTCATGGTACTTTAAATTCATATAATTTACCAATTCATAATTTTGAAATACCTGTTGGAATGAAAGTTGTAATGTTTACACAATCAAGTGAAAAAGTTTTTACCTCAATTGATAAATTATTTTTTAATGTATTTGATGATAAAAATATTATATTTAAGGATTGTATTCAAAATTCTCCAATAGAACGTAATATTAATCCTTCTATATTATTTTCATCAAAAGACAATACACAGGGTATTAATTATAATATTTGCTCAATATGTAATAAATTAACATCATGTCCATCTTGTGATATAATTAATAGTAAGAAAATTTCTGATACTGATACAGATAAAAAAAATTGTTATTTTAGTATTTATGAAGGAGGAACTCCTAGTAAAACAATATCTAATCAGTTTGTTTATTGGGACCCTGAATATGAAAGCACAAGTGGAAAAGCTTATTCTAAAACTGGTATATATAATCTTCCGAACACATCTTTATTTAATGAATTTTTAAAATTATTTAATACAACAGCCGATAAAGAAGAAATTTTTAAAAAATGTTTTAGTGGATCATATATGCCAAATAATATAGCTTCGTATCCATTTGAAATTGTAGGAGATATAGTTAAAATGATGGAAGAACAAGCTAAATTTTCAGAAGAAAAAAAAATAATATATGATGGAGATGAAATCTGTGCTAAATATAATAAAAAATGTAGTTTATTAAGTGATATATTACGAAATTTACCTATTGGTACAAAAAATAACCCAATTGTTTATTTTATTAGAATATGTAGATCAGTTAATGAACGAGATAGAGTTCAATTAGTACGTCAACGATCTATTAAACTATATCCAAGTATGTTAAGACAATTATCTATAAGTAATGCTCTTGGAAGTGATTTACAAAAGGATTTAGAAAATTATTATACAAGAGATGATGAAGGAGGAGAAGAGGAAAGAAAAGATGATGAAGAAGAAGAAGAAGAATAAGATGAAAGAAAATTTTAAATAAATTGTAATATAAAAATAATTATTTTTAATTATAATTATTTTTTTAATACGTATTAAAAATAAAAATAAATTAATAATTTAATATATAAAATGATTAAAATATTTAGTCTAAATAAATCATCCATAAATAATAATACTACATTTATAATTTTTAACTATAATAAATTAGTAGAAATATGTGACATTATTGGAGAAATAGATAATTTTAAAGTATATAGATTAAATGTTAATAGATATAATAATATTATTAAAAATTATAATATAAAAATAAATTTAAATAATTTCATACCTGTAGGTGATTATTGTATACAAAATAATGAAAAGTTTGATAAAATAATTCTAGCAAATAAAAATTTTATTACAACATCAAATAAATATAAATATATTGGAAGGATAAATAGTTACTATTTTTGGAAAGCAGTAATTAAAAGAAAAAATTTAGTATCGCGTTCTTTTGGAGTAGTTACTACAAAATCCAAAATACCACCTATTTATAATATTCCAATAATACCCAATTCATATCTAGTTAATATGAATATATTAGATAATAATATTATTTCAGGTAATGAATTTAATGTATTAAATCATAAAGATGATGGAGTTTTTATTTTTATAAAAAATAAATTATTAAATTTTGATGAAAATAATATTATTAAAAATAATAATACAAGTTTTAAATATAAAAATAAAAATTTAATTATAAATGATTTATGTGCAACATATGGAGATACTGTAACATTAAAAAAATGTGAAAATTTAGTTACTCAAAGATGGAATAAAATAAACGATAAATTTATTTCAATTCTAGATAAAAAGAAAAATAAATGTGTAAGTTTTGAAAATAATAAAATCAAAATTATTAATTGTAGTAATAATAATTCTAATAAATGGATACCAATAAAAGGAAAAAATCTTATTTTAAAAACATTTAATAATCCTTGGTATAATGATAAAAATATTGTTAAAAATAAAAAATTAAAACATAAAAATGAAAACTTTTCATCAAATATAAACATGATTAAAGAAGATGAATATATTAATAACAATACAAATAATAATGTTATGTTGTTTGGATTACTAGTTTTATTAATAATAATTGTAATTATAAAGTGGAGAAATAAAAAAAAATAAATATTTTATCTTACAAAATTATTTTGATCACCATTATAAATTAATTTAATATTATTATTATTTATTTCATTTGATATTGAAGGAATATAATTAATTAGTTTTTTATTGTATAAATATATATATGGATTTATTGAATAAAATAAATTTTCAAAAGGATTATTAATAATAAATATTCTTTTCATTTTATTAATTAATATATTGGTTAAATAACAATAATTTTTAATTATCCATAAATAAAAATCTGATAAATTATTATTTTTATTAGTTTTTGAATAATTTCTATGATATATTTGATATAATTCATCATTATCTTTTTTATTTAAAATTGTATCTGGTTTTATTTTTTTTAGTTTATCTAATTCAGAATAATTAAATAATTCCCTAATTTCTATTTTATTAAAATTTTTATTTACAAATCTCTTTTTATTTTCTACTAAATATTTATTTATATCATAAGAATAATATGAACCATAATAAACTTTGGTTGTAATTTCATCAAAATTATTTTCTTTATTATTATCATTTAGATTACTTGAAATAGATCTCTGTTTACTATTATTCTTTAAATAAAAATCATCACATGAAATAAAATCTGAATATATAATTATATTTGATATATTAAAAAAATAAGCAATTTTACATAAGAATGTAATAAAATCAACTTCTTTAATAATATCTTTTCTCATAATATTTGTATATCTTAAATAATAATTAACACTCATTTTAATTTCATCCCCAATTTCTGCCAATTCAATCATAAATAAAATATTTTTTTCATATATTGTATAAATACTGTACCCATTAGTAGTTTCTAATGCATAAAATTTTTTATAAACATTACTACTATCAAACCATTCACCAATTAAATAAAATTGTTTATTACCGATATCAACATTAAATCCATTCATTGAATTTAAATATTTATTAGTAAAAATTTTTATTTTTTCTTCTAAACTAAATGTATTAATTTTTGGAATTTTTAAAAAATCAATTGATACATTATTTTTTTCTAAAATTTCTTTATTTTTATTAAAAGATATTACATCATTTTTAATCCATTCAAATTCATATTTTGTTTTAATTTTTTCATTAAATACTGGATTAGTGTGATAATATTTAAGATTTTTATTTCTTGATATTAACTTGAAGTTTGATTTTGGTGGAAAAATTATTTCTTGCTCATCTGGAAAATGTGAAAGGGTTTCTATACATAATGCAACTCCTTTTATATTTTTTGGTATTTTAATTTTAATTAAAATAGTTCCAAAATCAAAATCAGTTGGTCTATAAAAAGGATCTCTAGTTGTACTTAAAAAACCCTCTTCTACATATATATCACCAATTTCTAAATTTTTTATAAAGTAGTCTGTTTTAATAAATCTATAAATATAATAATCTTTATCAAATGATGGAGAATTTAAAATACCATTCCAAATAAATTTAATATTTTTTTCTAAAAATATATTTTTTGTTTTATAATTTGTTAAATTTCTCATATATTGATTAATATAAAAACTTCCTTGAATAGTATAATATTTTATTAAACTGGTAAAATCATTTTTAATTACATGTGTTTGATGAGACAATAAAATATTACTATTAATATCATTGTCGGTGACTAATTTACATAATTCATCAATATTATCAGGATTATTTATATTACCTTCAAGTTTCAAATTCATATTTTTTGACAAATTAATTAATTCATTCCTCGAGTAATAAGGTTTTAAATGACTAAATACATTTATAAAAGATGGTTTTTTACAATTAATAATATCTGTTGTATTTGGAGAGTATGTATAATAATATTTAAAGTATAATTTTTCTAATTCTTCCATATCTAATTGTTTTATAAATTTTAAAATTAAATCTAATTTTTTAATTTTTCTTTTAATTACCTCATCATATTTATCAATAGAATTTATAAATTTATTATATTTTTCTTTTATAAAATCTATAATACTTTTTGATAAAAATCTATATGAATTATAATTTACTCTAAAATAAATGTTTTCTTTTTTTATTAAATATAAATTAGTATGGTATATATTGAATAAAGGTATAACATCTGAAGAATTACATATATTTTTTTTTAATTCTTCTATTGAATTTTTTTTATAAAAATCTAATGCATCTTTATTTTTTTTTATTTCTTCATTTGTAGGTAATCTATGAGAAAGAAAATACAAATTATTTATTATATTTATATTTTTAATTTTTTCAAATTTATTATTTTTTATATTTATTAAATATATATATTTCATATAATATATATAATTATTAATAAAAAAATTAATATGCTATCATTTTAATAGCTAGTAATTCACGTTTTGTATATTTAATTTTAGTATGTGAAGTAATATAGTTCATAAATTCTTTTTTAGAGGGACTCTTTTCAGAATTCGCTTCAAGATACCATTTACTAAACATACTGTAAACAAGATTTATTGATTCAATATCTTCATCATTATTAGTTTCTTCAATATATTCATCAATAAATTCAAGATATACATCAGAATCTTTTTGGTAGTTCCGGGTACATTCTGTTACTGGATCTGGTTCATAAAGTACATATTTATTTTCTTGTAAATCTTTAAAATATTTATTAACCAATAACCACATCAAAGGAGAATACCATTTTTTAAATTTTTCAGTTAATGATCTATCCTTTCTAAACTGATTTAATTTTTTATCTGGAACACCGTCTACAAACTCTGTTTTCCATGGACAAGCTCTAAAACGTCTCCAAGTACCTTTATCTCTTGCAGGAACAGCTGGTAAATTATTACAAGGCATGACCATTTTAAATTGTGGTATGTATTCATAACCTTTTTTTTCATACATTCCTCGAGTATAAATAGTATCTGTGCCTGTCAATTCTTTCATTTGACCCACATAAATTACATCAGTATGTTCAGGTTCTTGTAACACTAATAATCTTTTACCATTTTTATCTGATAATTCTGGAGTTGGTCCAGATGAGTTTTGTCTTTTTCTTGTTAAAATTGTTATAGGAAGAATTCCAAAATAATCACCCAATAATCCTTTTACCAAATCTATTGTTGTAGATTTACCATTTGAACCACAACCTGTCCAAAAATGAAAATGTTGATCAGGTACTCCTCTTATACATGATGCAATAAATCCTAATAAATAATTTTTCATTTCTGAATCTGTTTGGATTTCTTCAAAATATCTATTAATTTCTTCAAATACTGGTTCTTCGCCAGTATAAGAATCATTATAATTATATCCAGCGCTAAAAGTAATATAATCATCAGGTAATCCTTTTCTAAATGTTAAAGATTTTACATCTAGAACACCATTATCAAAAGCAAATAAGTATTTATTATCATCTAGTTTTTCTTGAAATTTACTATCATAAAATTTAATAGCACACAATGATTTAACAGAATTTAAGAAACTTGTTGTTTTCAATTGATTATGAATTTTAATCATTTTATTAATTTTTGCTAAATTGGCATCACGATCAATTCCTTCTTCTTCTACATTCTGTTTTGCAAGTAGAGAATGATATTTCATAAATTCTCTTGCTACATCATTTGTCATCTTTCTCATGAGAGTGAATCCTGATTCTATTTCTGTCCATCTATTATCTTTAAATTCAAACCATATATCATTTTTAATAGAAATACATTTATAATCATTTCTATACATTTGATATACTACGTTTGCAATATCGTCTTGTGTACCTGAAATTGCAGTTTTTATTAATGGATTTAAAATACTTTGAATAATCTTTTTATATAATTCTGGATTATCTTCATTTGCCCATCTATATAAAGCAGAAATAGTATAAGATATTTCATCATTTGCTTTATCCCAAACTCTTTTACAAGATTCAAAATCAAATTTATCATTACATTTTTTTGAAAATTCTATGAATGTGCTAAATAATGAACTACTTGTATTATGTAAAGCAAAACCAACATTTAACCATAAATTATATTCAGATGCTCTTCTTGTACTCATAATACTAACTAATTTTTTAGCAATATTAATATCATTTATATTTTCACTACAATCAAATTCCTCAGGAACAATAGTAGGTTCTTGATTAAATATATTTTCTGATATTTCGTGATTTTGTTTTCTATGATTATTATTTTTACTTGGTTGTTCAGGAATACTTTCACTTTTATTAATATTCAATAATTTTTTTTCTCTTGAAGATAAATATTTAGTAATTTTATTATTAATATTTTGAATATCATCTTCTGATAAATTTTCATTAAATTCCAAAGAATCATCTTCCAAAAATCTTCTACATGACATTAAATTAACAATATCAGTATCGGAATATTCTTTTAGATTTATAGAATTATATTCGGAATCATATATTTTTGTAACTTTATAAGGTTGTTTATTTTCCTTACAAGAATTATACATAAGTGTTCCATTTCTAATAACAATACTCGAATCAACTACATCATCAATTTTATTAGTAAATGGTATATCTCTGAATATTTTTTTTTCCACAATTTTTTCTTTCAATTTATCAATTATATAATATCTATGATTAAATTTTAAGGGAATATCAGGATAAAATATATGAAATCCATCTTTATATTCATTCTTTTGAAGTGTTGGATTATTTTTTTCATGTAAAAAACATGTTAATAATTTTTTATCAGTATTAAAAGTTTTTAATAAAATATTATTAGTTTCTTTTATAATTTTTAATACATGTTTTTGTTTATATTGTCTTTTAGAATGTATATTAGAAAAATGCCAATCTATATCTAGAAAAAGATATGACGTTATTAAAGGTCTTTCAACAATGTATTGCTGATTACTTTGGAATATATGTTTATATAATTTTAAAAACTTTTCATAATCTAAGCCTGAAATATGATATTTACCCCAAATTCCACCCATCATTGTATGGGTAATTTCTGTAGTACTATCATTTTTATTTATTCTATGCTCTTGGAGAAAATTATTATATTCATCTAAATATTTTAAGGACATTATCTTATATATATAAAGAGAATTTTAAATATTTTTTATTAAAAATTATTTCAATTTTTTTTAATGTATTTCTTTTTAAAATTTTTAAATATATATATTTCAATATATATTTTAACAAAATTTAATATATAAATACTTTATTAATTAGTAATTATTCATAAAAAATATTTACAAATAACATTTATTACGAATTAAATTTTGGAATATAAATATTAATATAAAAAAAATTGATTAAAAAAATAATTTATTTATATAAATAAATATTTATTAGTATTATAATAATGTTTTGTAAAAATTGTAATAATATATTGGAAATTAGTAAATCTGATTTCAAACAAATATCAAATGACACTACTCCATCTGAATTATCTGATTCTATAGAATCACTGAATTATGATGATATAATTGATAAACTTGATAAAAATATAGATATTACTCCTAATATTTTGGATAATATTGATTTGGTACAATTACAAAACTTACAAAAATTAAAAGATATGCCAAATAAAAATAAAATTAGAATAAAGAAAAAAATATTAGAACTTGTTGAATTAAAAGAAAATGAAGAAGATAATATCAAAGCTTATTATGTTTGTAAAAATTGTTTTTATAGCAAGCCTATAAATAATGGAGAACTATTAGTTTCAAAAGTAAATACAAATAATGTATCAGAAATAATTTACAAAGAAAAATATAAGAATAGATTAAACTCTTCGATATATCCTAGAACAACTAATTATATTTGTAAAAATACAAAATGTAAAACTCATAATGGTTTTCAAAAAGAAGCTATTTTTATTAGAGAAAATAATTCAACAGTTACATGGTATGTATGTTCTGTATGCACTGAAGTATGGAGATTATAAAAATTGATTATATAAAATAATACACTTAAAAAAAATAGAATATAATTATATTACCTAATATATAATGGATATAAAAAAAAAAGCTAATGAAACAGAAACAGAAACTGAAATTGACAGTTCTGATAATGATGATTATTCAGATATAGAAAGTAGTAAAAAACCTAATAAGAATCAAACTACTAATAAAGATAGTGAAGAGGATGATGAAGAAGAAAATGAGGAAACTATTGATTATGAAGATGAAGAAGATGAAGATGATGACTTTGAAGATGATGATAATTCCAATGATGATTTTGATGGAGATGAAGATAATGATGAAGAAGATCAAAATAATACTGAAATAAATTCTAATATTTTATTAAATATAGATGATGATAATAAGGAAAAAAAAATATATATTGATCCAAAAGATAGAATTTCTAAACCGAAATTATTTAAAATGGAAAAAGTTAGATTAATTGCAGATAGAGCTAAACAATTAGCATCAGGTAGTATTTCAACTATTAAGAATGTTGATCATTTACACCCTAAAGAAATAGCAAAATTAGAATTAGAAACAAAGAAAATACCATTATATATAGAAAGAGAAATTCCAGGCGGTAAAATAGAAAAATGGTATATTCACGAATTAGTAAATAATGAAATGGAAATAATAAATTCCGATAAAAGTATTGATACTATTAATGTTTCAACTTAATATATTAATTTTTTTTATATTTTATCAATAATTTTATTTTTAATTATTGGATTTTCTTTTGTTAATTTTTCTTTATTTTCTTTAATGAGTTTATTTTCAAATTCACATTTATGTGAATCTGGATATTTATGTTCTAAACAAAATATTTTTTCACAACATTTGCATTTTACATTTATTAAATTTACCTTTTTTTTACAAAATGCACATTTTATTTTTTTTACCATATATTTATATTAATTAATTATATTTTTAATATAATATATATATATATATGAATATAATAGGAATTTCAGCTTTATTTTTAACTCTAGTATTTTTTATAGTAAATTTATATTTGATATCGAAAAAAGTAGACAAGGGTACAAAGATTATAGAAACTCCAGAAGGTGTAAATATTAGTGGTAATTTAAACAATATTGATGGTAATATATCTACAAAAGGATTAATAACCGCAGGAAATATAACTGTAAGTAACGTGAATTATGAAGAATATCCATACGATATATGGACAAAAAAAGGAATATATGCCTTTGGTGATATAAAATCTGACAAAAATATTTATTCGATGGATCATATTATAGCAGAAGAAGGATTAGAATCTAAAGCACATATTTCAGCAGTGGGTACTATTGAGTCTGATAAAGAAGTTTATGCTAAAAATTTTATTTTACAAAATAGAGAAAATGATGTAATTTCTAATAGAAAACACGTATTAGCAGTTGGTGAAGATAATAAAATATATAAAAATAATGAACTTTGGAGTGATTCTTATAAAACTGGAGAACCTAAATGGCTCTTAGATACTGAAAGAAATTCAGTTTTAAATGAATCAAATAAGAAGAAAGGGTATACTGAGCATAATTGTGAACCAAATAAATATGCATGTGGTATTCGCATCATGTATTCACAAGATCCCGAAGACTTAGATAAAACAATTAAAATTAAATCTGATCTAAAATGTTGTAATTTTCCAGAAGGATTTCCCAAACCTACTGCAAAAGTTAACATAGTCCGTAATAATATATATTAAAAAAAAAGAATAAATTATTTTTTTTTATATTTATTAAATGTTATACTTTTCTTTTTAATAATTTCTTTCAATTCATCTAGCTTTAATTTTTTTAAATCTAAATCATCAGACAAGCTTACATTTTTAGGTTTTTGTTTCCCCTTTTTACTTTTAATATTAACATATAATCCATATGGACCTTTTAGTATATTAAATTTAGAATATTCATCTTCATCATTCCATAAGAATTTTTCATTTTCTTTTTTAACAATTTCTTTAACATAATCAATATTAATATCAGCCTCATTAATATCTTCTTTAGCTAATGAATATGTATTGGTTCCCATTTTGATATATAATCCATATTGACCTTTACACAAAATAACATTACTATTTCCAATTTTTCCTAAATTTTTAGGATATTCTAATAATTTTAATGCATCTTCAAATTTGATATTTTTTAAAGTTAATGGTTTTTTTATAGGTGCATATATAAATTTAGATGATTTTCCATCTTTCATTTTAACAACTGCACCATATTTACTTACAGTTACATATATTGGGTTATTTGTAGTAGGATGAATTCCTAATTCTTTTTGATTTTCATCTAAAATATTAATATTTTTATTTTTTGCAATATCAAGTAATGGTTCGAATTTTTTATAAAAATCTGATAAAACATTAAACCAAATTTTATTCCCTTCTGCAATTTTATCTAATTCATCTTCTATATTTGAAGTAAATTCATATTCCATAATATCTGGAAAATTATCAATTAGGAATTTAGTTATTAATTTACCCATTTCTGTAGGAACCAGTTTATTTTTTTCTTTACATAAAAATATTTCTTTTTCTTGAATTTTAAATTCACAATTTTTACTCTCCCAAATAATATTTTTAATATTTTTAGATATACCTTCTTTATCTTCTTTAATAACATATTTTTTGTCTTGAATTTTATCAATAATTGTCGCATATGTCGATGGTCTACCTATATTTAAATTTTTAGGATCTAATTTATTAACTAGTGAAGCCTCATTGTATCTCGGAGGAGGATTATTATATTCATTGTTACCATATAATTTATCTAATGTTAATTTATCATTAATTTTTGGTAATTTTTTAATAATATTATCTTCATCCTTATCATCATCGTCTTCATTCTCTTTGTAATTATAAACAGCCAAAAATCCATCAAAAACTAATTCATCCATTTCTGAACTGAATAAATAATCTATTTTCTTCTTTTTCAATTTATCAGATTCTATTAATATAGTAGTATTATTAAATATTGCAGCACTCATTTGAGAAGCAACAGATCTTTTCCAAATTAAATTATATAATCTAGATTCGGCATTTGTAATTTTTCCAACAATTTTAACACCTCTAGTATCTATATTTGATGGACGAATTGCTTCATGTGCTTCTTGAGTATTTTTTGATTTAGATTTAAAATTTCTAATTTTTAAATATTTCTTTCCATATTCTTTGTTAACAAACTTTGATATTTTACCAATAGCTTCTTTAGATAAATTTATTGAATCAGTTCTCATATACGTAATATAACCTTGTTCATATAATTTTTGTGCACAACTCATTGTTTTTTTAACAGAATATCCTAATTTCCTCGATGCTTCTTGTTGTAAGGTTGAAGTAGTAAATGGAGGTGATGGATTTCTTGTTTTATCTTTTTTGCTTATATCGATAACTTTATACTTTGATTTAACTAATAAATTCATAATTTTTAAAGTCTCCTCATAATTATCTATTAATATTTTTTTTGTTGTTTGATTTTTATCAACAAGATTACAATTAATAATTTCTAATTTATATTCTAAATCAGATTTAATCCTGTAAAAACTTTTAATTTTATTTTCTAAGAAATTAGTAATTTCATTTTCTTTATCAATGATTAGTTTTACAACAATTGATTGAACTCGACCTGCAGATAATGATTGATTGGCTGACTTCCATAAAATTGGAGATATTTTATATCCTAATAATCTATCTAAAATTCTTCTAGTTTTTTGCGCATTTACCATATTTTCATTTATTTTTGTTGGATTATCAACAGCATTTTTTAATTCATTTTCAGTAATAGAATTAAAAATGATTCTTTTAGGATTATTTAAATTTAAACATTCAGAAATACTCCAAGCAATCATTTCTCCTTCTCTATCTTCATCTGTTGCTAATAAAATATCATCACATGATTTATATTGTGTTTTTAGATTTTTAATAACTAATTTTTTTTTACTGTCCATAGGAACATAAGTTGGATTAAAATTATTTTCAATATCAATAGATAAATTTTTTTTATCTAAATCTATAATGTGACCGACTGAAGCACTTACAATAAAATCATTTTGCGGATATAATTTTTTTAAAATATTTTCTATTTTTTTAATCTTTCCTGGTGATTCTACTATAACAAATATTTTTGCCATAATAATTGATTTTAAAACTATTTATATATAAATCATTTATAATTAAGTATATATACATCAATTTTTTAAATTATGGATAAGATTATTAAAATTTCACCAAGTGCAAAACATTACATAAAAAGTAATATAAAAAAATATAAATTATCAGAGATTAGGTTAAAAATTAAAAATGATGGTTTTTATGGAATGAAATATGAAATACAATCAGTAGGTAAAAATTATTGTGCAAATTGTCGTAAATATATTGTTGATGGAATACCAATTTTATTTTGTAAAAATAATGAGGAATATATAGATGGTACTGTAATAAAATATAATAAAAAAATAAATATATATAATAGTTTTGCAAATTATAATAATATGCAAGATAATTCATTTTCTTTTTTTCATAATTATTAATTATAATGGATAATATAAAAGATTGGGAAATACTAGATAGAAATGATGATTTTTTTTATAATTTTATTCATAAATATATATTAAAATTAAAAATAAGATATATCAAACATCAATTTTATTTACATAATGAATTGTTATTATTAATAAATAATAATAAAATTAAAAATAAAAATATATGTTGTAAATGCATTAAATATTGTTACATACAATAATCATCAATTAATAATGATAAAAATATATTTATATTATTAGTTACTATATATGGATCTTTATCATTTATTATAATATTAACTATATTTTCTTTATATTTTTTTAAATTCATATAGCTTAATAATTTTTCAATATTAATAATTATTAATTCTTGTATTCCTTGTAAATTATATTTACTTCTCTCAATTTGAAAATAGTCATCAATTATTTCAATATAGTTTTTAAAATTTAGTTTAACATCTTCTCCTTTTTCAAAAAGTAAACATAATCTATATGCAGGAAATAATATATTTATAATTATTGATTTCCAATATTTAATATAATTTATTAGTTGTGCATTAATAATAGTATTATTAAAATTATCTTTTAACTTTGATTTCTCAAAATAATATGTATATAATTCAGGACTATCAATTAAATAAGGATTAAATAATGTAATACCATAATCTAAATTATATTCTGCCGATATCTGACAATGATCTTGATCTAAAGGTGGAAAACATCCAGAATCTGTTTGAAATCCAATACCTATAATAATTCTATTGAGATGACTTTTATATTTATTGTAAATATATAAACTATATTTGTAAAAATTATATCCGGTATAATCATTAAATATAAAACATCCAAAAGTTTTTATTGAATACTCAATCATAAATTCTAAAAAATCATTTATATCAAAAAATTTATAATTATTTTTAATATTCTTACCATAAAATATATTTAATCTAATAACAAATATTTTATGTCCAAGCAATTCGTTTACAAAAATATCAAAATTAGTATCATGATATGAATTAATCCAATTTTCATCAAGTTTATTTAATTTTTTTTGAATAATTATTGGATAATTTTTTATACCAGGGTCAAATAAAACACTTTGAATTTTTATAAATGGAAAATTATTTTTTATATTTTGTATACAAATTGGATTTTCATGATTATTTTTTGGTTCAATGTCTAACGTTTCATCCTCTTTTTTTGTATAAATATTAATTGCACTTCCAATTCCAACATAATTCATACAAGGATCTTTATTTTTTAATAATTCTTTCCTAATTATATCCATAATTAAGAATATAAACTTTAGTTAAAATTATTTTGGTTTATAATAATAATACTATTTAAATCAATTTTTATATAAAAATTGATTTAAATATAATTTAATTATATAAAAGATATTTTATAAATAGAAATAATATAATGGCATCCGAAATAAAACAAAATTTAATTTTATTAAATACTGAAAATATTAGAAAAATAGTATTAACAAATATTATTAAAATGTGTATATATAGAAAATATTTAGATAAAGAAAAATGGAACCAAGATAAAATAGATAATTTTATAAAGAAAAAAAGTATTGATAATATATATAAATTAAAACTAGATAATGAATTACCTTCGAAAGAAAACTTTATAAATGATGAAATCATTATAACATTTTTTAATACAAAAATAAATAGTATTAATAATACACCAGTGGTTAATGACTTTATAAAAAATTTTAATAAATCTTACAAAATATGTATATTTTTATCAATTTCAGATAAAGCTTATGAATTATTTAATAATTTAAATAATATTGAAGCTTTTGAAGAAAAATTTTTTATGATAGATCTACAAAGTCATCATTGTGCACCCGATTATGAAGTATTAAATAAAGAAGAAATTGATAATTTTAAAAATGATTATAATGTAAATTTATTAAAAATGAAACAACTATTATATTCCGACCCTGTAGTTAAATATTTAAATTTATCAAAAGGTAATATTGTAAGAATAATTCGTAAAAGTATGCAAAGTGGGAGATCAGTAGATTATAGATTGGTGGTATAAATTTAAATTTTATAATTTATTTAAATATTAATACTAAAATATATTATTAATATTATGTTCATAAATATATTACCATATATAAATAATTTTTTAAATAAATCTGAATTATATACACTAAATAATACATCAATTTTAATAAGAAATAAATTAAAATTAAAATATTATGACCCATATAGATTAACTTTCAGTATTATGAACAAATGTACATTATGTAATAATATTTGTCAAGATGTAAAAGAAATCTGTATTTCTCTTGTATATATAAATGGATGGATTACATGTAACGATTGTATTAATGATTGTAATTATTCATTTTATAGATATCTTCTATCCAATAGAATTATTCATAATAATTTTATTGATAATTTATCAAATATTAAAAATAAAAATTATAAATTAAAGTTTTTTAGGAATTCAATAAATAAAGTACAATTTAATAATGAATTATATATATTAGATAATCAAGTGATTGTCTATCAAAAAAAAAATAATTATATAAGTTTATTATTAAAATGGAATGATACTGTATTAAATGATACATTTTATAGACAAGTATCTCTTAGAAATTTAATACATCATAATAGAGATATATTTGGATATAATTGTGAGGATTTTATATTTAAATTTAATAATAATGTAGATATATATACAAAAAATATATTAAATAATTTATTTAAAAAAGAATATGAAATTGTAAATCAGATTTATTATTTAAAACTTGTTTTATTAAAGAAAGAAATATTTATTGATACAGATTCATTTAATAATATTATAAATTATTTACTAATTTTTTTTTAATAATCTATTTGTTGTAAAATCATTTTTAGGAATTGTATAATTTTCAAAATTATTTATATTACTATATTCATCAGATAATTCTTTTGAAAATGGTTCTAATATAATATTATTTTTTTTAGTTTTATTAAAATTATATAATTCACTATTCATTCTTTCCATTAATTTATTATTTGAAAAATCATTTTTCAGTTCATTTTCAAATTTAGGATCAATAATTTTATTATAATTTTTATCTTGTTTGATTTTTATTTCTTTCTCTTTTTCATTTTGTAAAATTATATTCTGATTATGTTTATCATCCTCGTTCACTTTTATAAAAGTATCTAATATATTATCTACTTTATGTTTTAATTTTATTTTATTAACATTTTTTTTTAGTTTATTAATTTGTGCTAATTTTTTTATTCTATGTTTTAAAATATCATTTAATATTATAATTTCTAAATCATCTTCAGAATTATTAATTAAATTTGATATATCATCTATATCATTATTTAATTTATATTCCATAAATATATTTAAATAAATTATATTAAAATATATTAATTTAACACAGGAATTAATTCTTTTTCTTCTGTTTTTTTATCTTTTAATTCTCCACTGGGGGCAATTGGTAATTTATTTAATAATATTTCATTATCATTAGAAGGTGGTTTTTTATTAACATTTTCTAAACAAATATTATTTTCTTCTTTTTCTAAATTAACAAGTTCTTCCATTAATTCATCTTCATCAATATTCATAGACATTGATTCTGAAATAATATTTTGTAAATCATTATTAATTTCTTTTTGTTCTTGTATTTCATCCATTGTGTTTTCTATTTTATCCATATCTATGTGATTATTCATTTTATTCATATGAATTGAAGTACTTTTTAATGTATCTGCAGTTTGTACAATTAATGCAAATGACTCTATAGAAAATATTTGAGCTTCAATATTAAAACTCATTGCATATAATTTATCTCTTTCCATCATATATCTTTTTTTAAGTTTTAAATTATATAATGCACCTTTCTTATTTGTTTTTATAATATCTTTTGCTTTTTTTAAAAAAATATCTATATTCTTATCTATACTGATAATTCTATTATCTATATTTTCTCTTATAGATTGTAGTTTGGTTACTGTTTCTTCTAAGTCTTCTTTTTTAAATTGTTTTTTAGATGAAAACATATAACTAACATAATCTGAAATATTATTATATATCCCATAAAAGTTTATATTTTTTAGATAATCCATTATACAATTAATAATTAAAAATAATTACTTTTTTTAAATTATTAAACCTAAAATACATTCTTTCTAATTTTTTTCCATATCAGCTATCATATTTCCAAAACTGCCTAATAAATTTTGCATGGAGTTTGACATATCATTACCATTATCAAATTGAACAGTACCTTCTGCTACTTGTTCATCACCAACATTAACAGATCCAGTTACAACAACACCAGAAGAATCTGTTGAGTCTGTTGACGAATCTTCTGCCGTTGTTTCGGATGCTGCTGTTGTTGTTACAGGTGCTGCTGTTGTTGTTACAGGTGCTGCTGTTGTTGTTACAGGTGCTGCTGTTGTTGTTACAGGTGCTGCTGTTGTTGTTACAGGTGCTGCTGTTGTTGTTACAGGTGCTGCAGTTGTT